TATTTGACACTATTTATATGTTAAATTAAACAATTTTTCTATGCAAGAAAATAAAGATGTAGTACAAGAGGCACTCATTCGAATGAAACAAGTCGAAGATGTAATTGCCGAGAATGCAAAAGGAATACTTGCTTCAACTATGAAGGAAGAAATCAATCAATTAGTAAAAGAATCTCTATCTGAACAAGATGAAGACGAGGTTGAATTAGATGTAGACATGGACGATGACGCTGAAGAAGTGGATATGGACATGGATACTGATAACGAAGACGAAGTCGAAATGGATATGGACTTAGATTTAACTGACATGGATTCAGAATCTCCTATTGATTTAACAAACGCTTCTGATGAAGAAATTCTTAAAGTTTTCAAAGCTATGGGTGAAGAAGACGGTATCATTGTAAAGAAGGATGGCGAAGACATTCACCTTACAGATAACAATTCTGACAACGAATACTTAGTAAAACTTGGAGAATCGACTGAAGAAATGGATGAAGAAGATGACATGGACGATGAAGAAATGGAAATGGACGAATCATCATATGGTGGTAACAAAGGCGACATTTCTAAATCTCGTAAAGACTACATGGAAGAAGATGAAGATGTAGATGCAGTTATTGAGAAGTTATTCTCATCTGATTCAGACAACAGCGAAGAAATGGATTTCGACGTTGAAGATGATGAAGAGGTTATGTATGAAATCGAGTTTGACGAACAAGACGATGACGACATGGACGACGTGGAAATGGATTCTGATGAAATTGAAATGGACGAAGAGGAAATGGAAATGGATGAAGAAGAAATGGAAATGGACGAGCAAAATTGGGAAGAAAGCTTAGATGAAGCTTACAGTCACAAGAAAGCTCCTGGTGTTAAAGGTAGTGGACCTAAATTCTCTTACGATAAATCTGCTAAAGGTGGATTTAAAGAAGATAAGAAAGAAGGACCTAAATCAGTTGGCACAGGTAAGGCTAAGTTCGAATATAAGAAAGGCGCGAACATGGAAGGAAAGTCTAAAGTCGTTAAAGCAGAAACTAAAGAAGGTAAATTCGGAGGCAACAAAGGAGACGATTCTCGTTCTAAAAGAGACTACGAACAAAAGTTTGGTGGTAACAAAGGTGATAAGTCTAAAACTCATAGTGGAAAAGATTATGAAAAGGCTGAAACTAAAGAAGCTGCAAGAACTTATGGAATGGGTTCTAAAGAAGGAAGAGGTCTTAGAAAGGGCATTACTAACAACAGAAACTATGTTTATGGTAAAGGTGGTGTCAAAGTTGAATCTCTTGAATCAGAAGTTAGTATGTTGAGAGAAAAGAACGAAGAGTATAGAAAAGCATTAAATGTATTTAGAGAAAAATTAACTGAAGTAGCAATCTTCAACTCTAATTTAGCATACGCAACTAGACTTTTCACTGAACATTCAACAACTAAGAAAGAAAAAATAAATATCCTGAGAAGATTTGACGGGGTAGAATCTCTTAAAGAATCAAAAAATCTTTATAAGTCTATCAAAGACGAATTGGGTCAGGTTGATACAAAATCAATTAACGAATCAGTTGGAAATAAAATAAATAATACAGTTTCAACAGGTTCATCAACAACATTGATTGAATCAAAAACTTATGAAAATCCACAATTCTTAAGAATGAAGGATTTAATGACAAAAATTAAATAAACAAAATAAAACAAAACAAATATTTTAAAATGGGAGCATTATTAGAATCAGGTCTTGTAGGTAACATCGGTCTTAAGCACCTTAAAGTTATCAAAGAAGACACAATCGGAAAATGGGACAAATTAGGATTCTTAGAGGGTCTTAAAGGTCACATGAGAGAGAACGTAGCTCAACTTTACGAAAACCAAGCGTCATACCTTATCAACGAAGCTTCAACAACTTCAGATACAGGTGCTTTCGAAACTGTGGTTTTCCCTATCGTTAGAAGAGTTTTCTCTAAATTATTAGCAAACGATATCGTATCAGTACAAGCTATGAACTTACCAATCGGTAAATTGTTCTACTTCGTACCTAACATCCAAAACTACGAAGTAGGCGGTGACCCTGCTTCAAATTTTGGAGAACACTACGCACCTTATGGGGCACCAAATGGTCCAGATTCACCAAACAGTGGTTATAACTATAACACAGGTAGAACATTGTATGACAAGTTTTACGAGGGTGAAGAACCAGCATTAGACCCACCAGGTTTATATGACTATTCTAAAGGAACGTTTTCTGCTGTTACAGGTTCTGCAGTAACCGCGGCTTGGAATAACGTTACGTTAAACCTTGACCCAGCTGCTTATGCAACTGATGACTACAGAAAAGTATTAATTATCATGTCAGGTTTCGCATCTGACGGAGCTGGTAAATTAATTGGTCCTGATGGTAACCCAATCGACAACGAATCATTCTTGTCTGATTTGACTATCTACCCTACAGTTGCAACATCTGCAAACCTTGTTGGTAACCCAACTGGTCCATTGTTATTCAGAGTAGTAACTCAAAGATATGGTAAAGGTATCGTTCAATACGGTAACAACAATGCAACTGCACTTTTCCCTACTTCGAAAACAGGTGGTGGTCAATATGACAACATTTGTGACGTTGATGGTCAAATTTATCTTGAAGTAGACCTTCAGGTTCCTGCATGTATTTCTTGCGGTGGTTCAATCGACGGTTATACAGGTTCAACTTTCTCTTCAACAACAGCTATAAACAATGCGTTTATCCCTGTTTACAGAATTTACAAGAACTTGGAATTCGAAGATAGAATTGGTGAAGTATCTTTCGATTTACAATCAGTAACAGTTTCTGTAACTGAAAGAAAATTAAGAGCACAATGGTCTCCAGAAATGGCACAAGACGTTGCGGCATTCCACAACATCGATGCTGAAGCTGAATTAACAGCTTTATTGTCTGAGCAAGTTGCGGCTGAAATCGATAGAGAAATCTTAAGAGACCTTAGAAAAGGTGCAGCATGGAACTTAAGATGGGATTACAACGGTTGGAAGAGATTAGGTACTAACGCAGTTCCTTACACTCAAAAAGACTGGAACCAAACGCTTATCACAGCAATCAACCAAGTTTCTGCTCAAATCCATAAGTCTACTTTAAGAGGTGGTGCTAACTGGATTGTTGTTTCTTCTGAAATCAGTGCAATTTTTGATGATTTGGAATATTTCCACGTATCAAACGCAGCTCCTGAACAAGACCAATACAACATGGGTATTGAAAGAGTTGGTACTTTAGCTGGTAGATATCAAGTGTATAGAGACCCTTACTTCCCACCAAACCAAGTGTTATTGGGACACAAAGGAACGTCTTTACTTGACACAGGTTACATCTACGCACCATACGTTCCATTACAACTTACACCTACAATGTACAATCCGTTCAACTTCACTCCAATCAAAGGTATCATGACTAGATACGCTAAGAAGATGGTGAACAACAGATTCTACGGTAGAATCACAGTTGATGGCGTAAGAACATTCGACTTAAAAGAATTGAGATAATCTATTCTTTGACGATACAAAAAAGGTCCCTTATGGGGACCTTTTTTTATTTAGATAATCGACTTTCGTTCAAAACACGTAATGACTTAGAGATTATTTCAGACTCTTCTAAAGTGAATAAATTTTTATAATAACACATATTAATCGCTAGTCCAATCATATAAACTGATTGTTCTTCATTAAGACTGTCAATAAGATTTGATATGTCTGCAGGAGAGAAGTAAGAAATTGTTTCAAATAATTCTCCAATTGGTTGTTTTTTGTCTTCCATAATGAAATTTGTTGATATTTATACAAAGGTAATCATGTTAGAAAGAAAACAAATAAAAGAAGCCACAGGCTCAGGTAGTTCAGGAAAATTCAAAGTTCCTATTGTGTTAGCACCACAAGATTGGGAGGAGGACCAATTAGGTCCGTTTGTAGAGCCTGTATATCATTACACGAATGCTGAGTTAGCATATGAAGAGGCTGATGGAGATTTTAAAGAAAGTCCTGCTAAAAGAGCTGCGATAGAAAAAAGAACAAAAAAATTATCTAAGATTGATGATTACCTAAAAAAGTTTTATACGGGTCAAAATGATGAAGATGGCAGTAATATTGCTCAAATTGGAAATCCTGAAGAAATTATAAAAAAAGCCGTGGGTCCTTTGAAAGAAGAATTCTTAAATGAAGATTTGGCGGTATGGTTTGGGACAAAGAAGAAACCAAAAGGTAGTAATCAACCTAAAGGTCCTTGGGTTAATATTTGTAGAAAAGAAAATGGTAAACACCCTCCGT